TGTCTCTTGCTGGGTGCGTCGCTGTCGACGTCCCGCCGGGCAACTCTGACCCGGAGAAATTCTCGTCCACCGTGCGATCAAGCGCGGATCAGGTGAGCGTTGTTGGCGCCCCACCGCCGGGCTCTATCAGCGTCGGGAAAGTCAGCACCTTCGCCTGTCAGCGATTTGCATGGGAGCCGTCACCCTCGAAAGAAACTGCTCTAATCCTGCTAAAGGCGGAGGCGGCTAAACGCGGTGCGAACGCGGTCTACGACGTCCACTACCGGTATCAAAATGTCAGCCCCACCCACAATTGCTACGGCACGATGTTCGTCGCCGCGGAAGCGATACAAATCGTTCCGGACTGAAAATCAATCAAAAAGCGTTTCTCGGCACTGATCATGCGCGGTGGCTTAGGCATGCTCGCTCTTCTCACTTTTTTTTCTGAATCGCTTTGAATGACTGCCCACTCGTTATTCCGCGATAGTCGGTTGTTCCTGGGTCATGCGATTCCGGAATCATAATCATTCGGCATGCGGGCATCTTCAGCGCCACAATATCACCAACACCAACCCAAGCCGGAAGGTGTGGTAACACGGGGATGCTGGACAACGTGCCAAGACCGTTCGCAACGCCATTGTCGCTAAACTCAAAAAATCCAATCTTCGTCGCGTCAGATGCGTCCGTGATTTGCACCTTGTCGCCGATCGTGAGCTTGTATCCAGACGGAAGCCCGCTAAGCGAAATCGCTTTTCGGTCAGATCCTACTGCCGATATTGAAACTGCTGACGCGCCCAAGATGGTCCCGTCAGAGTCTTCTTGGGGGAACCTAGACACTGGATCATACAGCAGGAAAACATTCATCGGCCCGTGCAGCGCACGAATCCTTGCGGCAATCTGTTTCGCCTGGTTTGCCTCGCAGTCCGCCAACTCAACTTCGGCCATCCATAGAGGAGATGCTAACTCTGCAGCAAAAATTCGTCCGTCACCATCGCCACTAACTTCGTCATTGCGCTTGATCGTCCACTTCACAGAGGCGATCTTTAGATGGTTGGCAAGATTCGCCAGAGAAACATCGGCCATGTGTCAAATCCGCCTAAAAGGGAGTTGGCCCGCACCGAGGCACGGGCCAACGTCATAGCTATACCCTGCTCGGGTTTCGCTCGTGCTGCTTGATCTTATATGGCAACTCTTTGTCGTAGCGCTTCAACCCGCTAGTAACGCCAGTCTCGACCATTTGCATGATTTCGCTGTTGCCGCGGGCCCCGTCGATCACGACACGGACCTCGATAATGTCGCCAGACGGTGACGCCTGACGAACAGATGACGCCATATTCTCAAGACCAGAAGTCGAGATTGATGGTAACGCCGGGGTCGCCCCAGCAGAGACAAGTCCGCCGCCTGAATACCCACCGAACGAGATGACATTCCACCCTCGAGGTACGCGCATCAATGCGTAGAGTTTTGCGACCCCAGCGCGCCGAGTTGCTTTCTTGGTGAAAACGAACTCGTCGGCATGAACGACACCCGCCGGCTTTTTCTCGTCACCAGGACCAGTCCAGCCACCTTCGTCGTAGAGGCCAATGCCACCGCCTGCCGCGATAGCCGCCTGACCACCACCAAATACGGCCGTGAACAGAGCCCCGAGATTGAACCCACCGCTGCTTCCAAAGGAAGCGAAGATCGCGTCAACAAGGTCGTCCTGCAGTTTGGAGATGATCTTGTCGAGGACATTGAGGGCGACATCCCCCATCTCTTCCCACGACAACTTTCCATCATCCAGCGCTGACCGAAGATCGTCCAGAGCCCCGCTGAGCAAGTCTTTGTTGAACTCGATGTTGGCTGCCTTTTCAAGCTCATCTCTGATTTGAGCAAGTTGGCCAGGCATCGATGACAGATCGCCACTGAGGACGGCTTGGATATAGGCGCGAACGGACTCTTCCGCCACTCCCCACGACCTCGCAGTCTCAATAACCTTCTGGTCAACATCGGACAGAAGTGCCTCGATATTCGACTGCTTCAACTCCTCCATTTGGCGCGCGAACGCCCCATCTGAAAGTTTGATAGCCTCCGCGATCCGACGGAACTTCTCCGGGACGGCATCAAGATCGCCGGATGATACCGCGGCGATATACTGCTGGACCTCCTGTTCGGAAGCTCCCAGGCTCATGGCCTGCTTCACAACCTCTTGATTGAAAGCTTGAAGCGACGAGATCTGCTTCTGCAGGTCGAGGTCTTTGATCCCCTCAAGCCACTTCTGCATGTTCTCGTCATATGCCGGCAGGTTTTGGAACGTGCCGTCGGCCGCCATCTGAATCTGCTGATCAGATGCGTTAGCGAGGCCGGCCCACCGACCACGCAGCGCCGAGATGTCGCCGTTGGTCGATCGGATGATTGCCTGAGCGATACGGTCCTGCGTGGCTTGGTCAAAGATCGTGTCGCCGGACAGCCCGAGTTGGCCCATGAAATCCAGGAGCGTCTCTCTCGTGATCTGGTATCGGCCGAGCGCGGAAGAGCCTCGCCCATTCCCGTACTTGGCACGATTTTCCGGATTCGAAAGCATCTTCTTCTGAAGCTCAAGAACCTCGTTCAGCGTCATCATCGTGAGATTGACGTTGCCACCAGTCCATTTGCCGTAGTCGAGAGTCTCGTTATACCCACGCCCCTTGTCGGTGCCCTCGAAGGCTCCGATGAGGTCGAGCAGACCCTTCTTGGATACCTGGTTGGCGTACTCCTGCTCCGCGAGGCGGCGAGCGTCAGCATCAAGGAGGGTTTGCCCCAACTTTTCCGCGTCCTTGATCAGCCGATCCATGATCGACTTAACCTCGGTCTCGTAAGCGGAGGCGAGGCCTTCTCGGTTCGTTCGCTCGCCGAAGGACTGGACGCCGGCCGCATATGCCTGCTGGTTGTTCGCAGCGTCCGTTCGGCTTGTCCCATACCGCAGGAGTTGCTCCTGTCCGGTGGTCAACGTCCGCGCCTTCTTCAGCGCCTCGACGAAGTCGTCCGTCACCTCCTTGAGGGCGTTCATCTTCTCGCCCATGGTGATGAGGCTCAAAACAACGGTAGCCAAGCTGGGCTCGGCCAAAGCGATGTCCTCGAGGGCTTTCCTCGACTCCCCGCTCATGGTCTTGGTCTTCACCATCTCGTCACGGACGCCGACCAACTCATCGGAGAACTTCCGACCAGCCTTGGCATTGGCATCAAGCCAGGCACGAAACTCCTTTTCCTGCTGCCCCGTCGTCGTCGCCCCGGGCGAGAACTTGAAGGGCTGGAGCGTTTCGCCAGACAGGACGCCAGAGGTGCTGAGATCGACCTCCTCGAGTTGGCCGATGACCTTGGTGAGTTCCTTGCGGAAATCTGCGGCCTCGGCCTGCAATTTTGCAAACCGTCCGGCCTTCAGGTCATCACCAAGGGTAGAGACATTGTCGGCCGCATTCTTGGTCAGATACCCCATATCCTGGAGTCGCTGATTGATGCGTTCCGTCTGTTGCTCTGCCTTGGCGCCCTCGGCAACGAAGTAGGCCATGGCCGCCGTAGCCGCCGTGAGTGCGGCCGTGATGGCAAGACCGGTTCCGCCGCCGAAGTAGCCGAGGACATTCGTTCCGACCCGGCCGAGCATGCTGATGCGCTTTTGCGCCACCGCGATCTTCTGGACCGCGACAGCATGTGCATCAGCAAGCTGGGTTGCCTGCTTCTGGAGAGCGTTGACCTCTTCCTGGGCCTTGGCCTGAGCTCGCATCGAGGCGGCCACCTGTGCGGCGCCTCCGACTTGAGCATTTGTGACGGCCGCGGTTGCAGAACGAAGGCTCTGCTGCGCCTGAACGATCCTCGAGTCGAACTTGTCGATCTCGGCGATCAACTTGCGAGCGGGGCCAGTTCCAAGGGCGTCGACCGTAGCGGTCTTGAGGCTGGCCATTTTCGTCTGCAGTGAGGCAACAGACGCCTCGTACTGCTTCAGCGTCTTCTGCTCTGCTGCGATGCGGCTCTGGAGGGTCTTGCTGCCCATGTCGGAAGACGCGATCCGATTCCGGTCGGCCTCGACCTTCGCCAGCGCCTCAACCGCGCCCTGCGCGTGCTTCACCGCAGCCGCGTGCTTCGACATCGCCGCGGTGATGCCGCGCGTGGCAGCTTCGCCGGTGTCGATCGAAGCGATCTGCGTCTGCAGTTTTGCGATCTCGTCGCGCGTGCTTTTGGTTGACGCAATAGCCTTCTGCTGCTGCTCGAGCAATTTGCGGTACTGCGAGCCGTAGACCTGATCGAAATCGCCAAGGTCCTTGACGGAACGAAGTTCGGTGATCTGAGCCTGGACAGACTTCAGCCGCTGCGTCGAGGTCACCAGCGACTGCCGGCGTGCATCGACTTCACCGGCGAGCCTCGCCTTCGCGAGTTCGCGCTCCTTTACGATGAGGGCTTCCGCCTCACCCACGCGGGAAGTGGCGGCCGTGACCTTGTCGTTTGCAGCGGAAACACGCACGCCAGCCTTGGCGAGCGCCTGCTCGCGACGGGCCTGAAGGATACGCTCCTCCGCGGCCACGGCCATCTGCGCTTCGATGACGCGCTGCTGATCAAGCCGCACGCGCTCCCTCGCCTTGGCGAGATCCTGCTGTGCCGCCACCGCGATGGCGTTCTGTGCCTGGCCCAACCGACCGACAAGTTCACCTCGAGTCTTCTGCAGTTCGTTGATGCGCTGCTGCGCGAGATACTCCTTCTCCTTCGCCTTGTTCAGCGCGTCCTGCTGGGCAAGTACGGCTGGATCAAAGTTGGCGGAGGTAGCCTGAAACTGGCGCCGATCGATCTCGTCCTTGGTCTCGACCATCGCGGCGGAGATTGCATCCCGCTCCTCAACCATGGCATCCACGACGTCGCGGACACGATTGTTGGTTTCGCCCACCCCGGAAATGAAGTTGCGGCCCGATTTCTGCGCCTTGTTGACAAGGTAGAATGCCGCCAGCGCGCCGGCGGCGAGCGTAACGGATTCGAAAATGCTCTCGAAGTTCTCCGCGATATTCATCAGGGCGGAGGAGAGTTTTTCGGTGACGCCGTAGGCTTCGTCAGTCTCGCCGATGTAGCGAAGGAAGGCGTTGTCGACCAGGGTGAACGCCTGAGAGACCGTCGGCGTCATTTTTTCAAAAGCCGAACTGATCTTGTCGGTAGAGTCGAGGATAGCTTTTGTGACGACCTCTGCCGTCAGCTTTCCTTCCTCTGACATCTTTCGGAGTTCCCCGATGCTAACTCCGAGTGACTCGGCAATTGCATCACGTAGAACTGGTGCGGCTTCAGACAGCGATCGGTATTCTTCACCACCTAGGCGATCAGATGCGATACCCTGCGACAATTGCAACGCGGCGCCAGCGGCTTCCTGCGGCGTTGCGCCGCCAATAGCAAAAGACTTCTGGATCGTCTCCGTGATGGTCAGGAGGTCAGCCTGAGCCATGCCAAATTTCTCGGCCGCACGAGTATTTCGCGCATAAAGACGAGTAGTCGCCTCAAGCGACGAACGTGTGCGCTGAGATATATCGAAAAGCTTGTCCTGGATCACGCCATAGTCTGCGAAGTCACCGGTCACGGTGCGGATCTGGTTCCCCAGCAGTTTCGCCTTGTCGGCAGTCTGCACAAGGTATGCCGCAGTGAACGCACCTGTGACGCCGCCTCCAGAAAGGGCGGTGAGACCAAGGATGGCGGCGCGGAGACGGCCGACTTCATCCGTGGCTCGGGTGAGATCGCGCAGCGAGTCCGCGGCGATCCGGAAGCGAATGGACTGGTTCATTTGCCCGCGCAGGGAGCGGACCGAATTGGTCGTTGCTCCCAGCGCGGTATTCATGCGCCGGCTGGACTTCTCAACAACGCTTGCGACATCATTGAAACGAGCAGTCTGCCCCACATCGACGTACAAGCCGATGTGGATGTTTCCGACTTCCATAGCCATGGCGTGTCCTCAGGGTCTGTCGCTGCGTTTCCCAGGCGCAGCACCGCCGGTGAGGGCCGTGACGACTTGCGCCCACTGCCCCTTGGTGAAGGGCTTTCGTGCCCAAAGGGGCTTGCTCTTCTCCAGCATGTCCTCGACGCTCTTCGGGAAGTGCTTCGGGGAGTTTGTGCCGGTGGCCGTGAGCATCGCGGTTGTCCAAGCCAACCGCAGGCGCTCTTCATGCTTCACCTCGAGAACGAGGGAGGCATACCGGTAGAGATCGTGGGGCGTCAGGCGGCGAATCTCGTCGGGCTTCAGCCCGCATCTGGCACCGGTTCGCCAGCAGCTTGGGAGAAGAGCTTCTCGAGAATCGCCGCCATCTTGGGGTCCTGCTGAAGCCCCTCAAGGCGCTGCAGCATCTTCTCTTCGTGCTCTTTCTTGACCTCGCTGTAGGACTTGCCGTGGACGGAGTAGTGGATCGCGTCGAGCAGTTTGACGTTCAGATCCGTCCACGTCATCCCGAACGGGATTGCAGAGGCGTCGCCGTTCTCCAGCATGGCATCAACAGCGGCCCGGTAGAACCGCGGACGCAGATCGGCGAGACCCTTGATGATGTGGGAGATGAAGTCTTCGACATCGGGGAACTGGCCCTCGAGTTTCTCGAGGGCCTCGATGTCCAACTGGAGAAACGCGCCCTCCCCCGCTTCCGGGAGATCGACGCGCCCGCTGGTTTTGTTATCCACGGCTGGATCCTATCAGTTGGCGACGGCGCGCACCTTGCCGGTCGGCTTGAGCGTGGCGGAGCGAGTCATGATCGCATCCGGAGATACTTCGATGTTGCCGAGGTTGGTGACATAGCAGTCAGCCTCGATCGAAACGGCCAGGCCGATCGGGTCGGTGTCGAGGATGAACGTGCGAAGCGTGCGATCCTCAAGAAGGTCGTCGAGCAAATTCTGCTCCGTGTCAGACGGGTCCCACTGGAGAGTCAGAGTCCATTCATCCGACGTCTTCAGGGTCGGGATGAACTCTTCGTAGTGGTCCGGCGAATCCAAGTGGGTAGCTGAAGTCGTGTTCAGCGTTTTGCCGCCGGCAGACAGCGTGGTGACATTGGAAATGGTGTTGAATGCGGGCGTCGGAGTGACACCGTCGGAGACCTTGAGAAGAACCCCGATCCCCGCTTTACCGCTTGATGCAGTACCCATGGTAGAACCTCAATTTTTGAGAAGTGAAGCGCCGCATGGGCGCGCGTGATCCGCATATGCGGTTTATCTAGCGCTTATGCGCTGGATACATTGCCACCCAATACCTACTTATGTCTCTTGCGTCACGTTACCGCGAGCGGTAGGTGATCAGTTGGGTGGAAAGAAGAAAATTTGTGTCGAGGATGGCTGCTCGAATGCCGTTCTGGCACGAAGCCTATGCAGACGGCACTACTACATGCGGAAACGACACGGCATTGATTTGCCGGCGCCTTCCAACAAGCCAAGAGGCGTCCCTTGTTGCGTAGACGGATGCTCCATCCCAGCCATGCAGCGTGGCTACTGCGAGAAACATCTGAACCGCCTAGATAAGTACGGAGACCCTCTCGCCGGTCCGACATTCATTGGTGAACCACTGGCCTGGATAGAGGCGAGGCTAGATTACCAAGGAGACGACTGCCAACTTTGGCCATACGCTCGCGGTCGAGACGGACACGGCAATTTCACCGGGAATGGGAGGCCGGAAAGTCTCGCGCAATACATATGCGAGCGAGTTCATGGCCAGAGGCCAACCAATGAGCATCAGGCGGCACACAGTTGCGGGAACGGGCATCTAGCTTGCGGGAACCCTCGTCATCTCAGATGGGCAACTCCGAAAGAAAACGCCGAAGATAGAGACGCTCACGGTCGCACAGCACACGGCGAGAAGAACGCCATGGCGAAATTGACCTGGCCGGAAGTTCGCGAGATCCGTCGGCTGCAACATGTCGAGACGCAGAGAAGGTTGGCAGAGATGTTCGGCGTGAGCGTGAACACCATCCAGAAGATCCATTACGGAGAAAGTTGGCGCCACGATCCGCTCCTTACCTCCGGCGCGGCCCCTTCTTCAGCCTCGAAATCTTGGCCGCCATGCTCTGGCCGATGAGGCGGCCAAACGTCTGCGGAACCCTGCCCTTCTCCTCGTCATACGAGGGGATCAGAGAGGGGTGTGCCCGGGCGCCTGGATGCCACCAACCGCCACGGAACCGTGGCTGGAAGTGCATCTGCGTGCCGAACTCGAGAAGGTGGAGCAGATACCTCGCACGGCGCGTTGCACCCAATCGGTAATAGCGGGCTCGGCCCGCCTGCTTCCCTTCCTTCCGGAAGACGAGGCCTTCATCGACGTGACCGCCGATGCGAGGAACTCGAGGCTGCGGAAACCCAATCCATTTCCCGACGTAGTTTCGCGCAGCCTTGAATCTTGCCTTGGCCTTGCTCAGCATTGGCGCCATGGCTTGGTTGGCGGCGGCATCAATCTCGGCGGTGGACGGGCCCTTGGCGAGTTCGCGGAGCGCCGCCACCAGTTCTTTGTCGCCGGTGACGCCTGATCGCTTGAGAGGAGCCATTATCCATCCCTCCACCTCACGAAATACTGTCGCATCGCGACCATAAGATCGCGGCTGAGCGACGACCCCGTCATGGCGACGTTCGCGAAGGAGACGTCCACATCGACGAACCGTCCGCCGGCAGTAGAGATAGTCTGCTTGATGACGTCTCGCAGAACCGCAAAGGCGGCGGCATCAAGCGCGAGTGCCTGCGTCCCTGTCTCAGCGGTTGCCTCAACAGAGATCCTGGTCCGTTGATACCGGCCGGCGCCCTGCAGCAACTTCTCGTCCAAGTCGGATACGATGTTGACCACGATGAACGGCGCTGGTGCCTGTTGCGGCGCCTCGATCGGAAAGATCTGGCTCGTGATGGCCTTCACCGCGGCGTCGCGGCTCAACAACCTGGTGACGATCGCGATTGCCGACATCAGAACACCTCGATCGTGAATTCAGGAAACGCTTCAACATCGCCGGCTCCATCCGTCACCGAAATGCTGACAGCATAGACGCCGGCGGCGGTAGGCGTTCCGGACACGCGCCCATTAGCCGAGATCGTCAGCCCGGGCGGCAATGTCGAGCCAGCCGATATGGCATAAGGCGAGGAACCGCCGGATACCGTTACCGTGAAGGCCTCGTAGGTGTCGCCCACATAGCCGGGCAAGATCTCATCGGTGATAGCAACCGTGAGAGGCAGCGCCTCGGAGGGAGCCGCTCTCCAAGACGCACTCGATGATGACGTCGTTTCTGTTCTGCAGATCCGGAAGCGAATTCCTGATCTCGAAGATGCCGTCTTCGTGAAGGACTCGCATCGCGGCGTTGATGCCGATGACTTCCTCGAAGTAGACGCGGAAGTGGTAGACCTCTTCGCTGAAGCGCTGCTTCGTGGATGGGTCCCATTGTTCCTTGCCGCGGCGAACCGTGATCTCGGCCCACACATCGGTGCGCCAATCCTGCCACGTCCAGTTGGGCTCGCCGATGGCGGTCTTGCCGACCTGGACGCGGCGTTGAATCGTGATGGGGTGCTGAAGTCCGCCGATCCGCATCATTCACCCCAGTCGTCGTATGCCGTCGGTACTTTGAGTTGAGCCACCAAATAGGCGTGCCCGAACTCAACTCGACGATTGATCATCATCTGCCGGGGCTCGTTGATCGTTGCTTCCGGGTTCTGGAGGGAGTGTGCGGCCATGATCTTGATCAGGCGCTTCAACTTCTCCGGATAGGCGGTGTACCCGGCCTGATACTGCACGGCGATCGCCCGCGGACCGGTAGTGACCGTCGGCCACCCGTCCTTCGTCCAGACCTCGGCGACCAGTGGCCGCTTGATGATATAAGAAGCGCTGTCGACAACCGTTGACGCCTCCTCGATCGTAATCGAGTCCAGAGCGATCAAGTCGGGATACGGAAGATAGATTGGGCACCCACTCGCCGGGAACTTGGTGAGATACCTCGTCACGGTGCACGGCATAACCATGCGGTTGAGAATGCCGCCGAAGCCGTGGAGGCTGTCAACGACCTCTTCGATCGCCGCCGTCATTCTCAACTGCATATCGGCGCTCGCCCGCAATCGGGGCGAAAGCCTGAGGTGCGAGGCGAGGTCGGCCAGGCTGACGATATCGAGCGCGGTGTGCGTTGGCGCCGTCGTGATCTCGATGTCGAGCATGGTGCTACCTCGTCTGATATGAACTGACCCGCCGTCCGGCCACAATGTCCCGAGTCAGCCGCGGGACGTCTTTGACCTGCGCCGGAGGCTTCTGGCCAGGTTTGCTGTCTTGAGTAGCCATAACCACCTTCGCGAAGTCGGAGGCCGGATGGATCCGGCCTTCCGTGGTGTTTTCATGGATCAGACGGCGGCGCCGACATTCACCAGGGACTTCGTGCAGGGCTGGCGCTGGTCGCCGAAGAAGACGTAGTCCATGTGCCATGCGCAGGTGTCGGTGAGTGCCGCCGAGAGATTCGGGGTCAACTGGGCGCGAATGAATTCGCGTGCGCTGGAAAGGTCGACGTCGACTTCGAAAGTGCCAGTCTCAGTGGAGCCGCCCGTGCCGCCGGTGGCGACCACGGCAGCAGCGAATGCGTCACCAAAGTCGGCCGCACCGGTGCCGCCGATCGCGGTGGCGTCCTGCATGTTCCCGGCGAAGGTGAGCGTGGCGCCTTCCGCCAGGGTGGCGGTGAACGAGACGATGACCTTCATCGAGTTCGCGATGCCGGTGTCGGAATTGCGACCGACCCATGCGCCGCTGACTTCGGTGGCGTCACCGGTTCCGCCGGCGGTAGCCGTGTTGTTGCCCGTGCCACGAGCGGAGCGGCAATATGCGCCGCCATTGTAGATCTTATCGCGCATCGAGATCTCCTCTTTAAGCGCTCGGCTCGGTGGCCGAAGTTTCAGTTTCGGTGGTGGTTGCTTCCGACGTCATGGTCGGTTCGACCGTGGCTTCCGCGTCGGCCCGCTTGGCGAGCTCCGCCTCGATCACTTGGATCGCATAGGCGCCGACTTCCACGCCATCGGGGGCGGGGAGTTTTTCCTTCATGTCGATGCCGAGGATGGCTTTCGCGATCAGGGAACGCTTCGTACCGTGTGCGGTACGCCAGTCATCCGGAATCTCGACGACTGCATGTTCGGGTTCGCCCGTTTCGGTCGGGACGGCCGTAGTCGGCGCGACGCCTTGATATTCAGACGTTTCCATATCGGAACGGATAGGGAACAGTTCGACGTAGCCGTCCTTGATGGCCTGAACGGCGATCGCCGGCTCGACGCCGAATACCGCTCCCGCCGGCCGGTTTCGGAAACGCCGCAGCGCCTTCACCGGGACGAGGCCTGTGTGTGCAATTACCTTCATAGAACCTCCTGGGAGGGCGGCCGGGCTTAACCGGCCGCCGACCACGGTTAGCCGCCCCAGCGAACGGCGGTGAGGACGTTGACGGCTTCGACGTAGCGGGTGTCGAAGTCGTGTTCGGCTTCACAGCGGATGATGGTGACGCCGTCCTGGAAGGCGTTGATGGTCTGCGAGCCGTTGACGACCGTGGCCTGGTCGGACACAGCCATCTGCATGCGCATGGCATCGCCCAGCAGGACGTGACCAAACGCGATCAGCGCGATCTCGCCCTCGTCGGTGGAGCCGCCGCCGTTGACCGCGAACTGGGTCGAGTCACGGACGGGGAAGCCCTTCCAGGTCGGGTTGTCGCCCTGCAGCGTCGGGTAGATCGGGTTGCCGTTGCCGTCACGCAGGTCCATCAGGTAGTTGAGGATCCGATAGTTCATGCGCCATTCGACGCCGGACAGCGGCAGGTTGGAGGTGCGCAGGCGCGAGGTCAACTTGCGCGCGTCCGCATCGACCTGGGTGTAGGTCGGGGAGGTGGAGTTGGTCGCCGCGGTCGAGTAGATGCCGGGGATGTTCAGGAGGCCGAGCGGGGTGTCTTCCAGACCGTCGCCGTAGTAGGCCGCGTAGTCCATGGCAGTGCCCATGGCAAAGGCCAGGTCATTGCGGGCCCACTGGCCGACGTTCGGGCCGGACCACCGGATGAGCTGGTTCGAGATCGGCACGGTGCCGGCCAGGAGCTTCGCGCTCATGTTGATGGCCTTGAAGCTCGGCTGGCTGACTGCCGACGGCTTTGCTTCGCCGCGGTACTGCGCGGTGGCGCCAGCAGCGGCGGCCGGCATCGTTGTAGGTGCCGTTCGGCAGTCGGGACGATCTGCGGGTTGCCCTGCAGGAACGTGGTCGTCGGGCGGAGAATGTCGATGATGTCGTTGCTGACNGTCTTCCGGCAGAAGGATGCCGCCGGCGGACGCGCTGGACGATACGAGGGTACGCTGCTGCGCGCCTTCAAAGACCTTGGTGAGGCCGGCAACACCGTTCTCTTCGAAGGCCTTGACGACATTGCGCCAGGAGGCGACGCCGAATTCCTTCTTCGCGTAGACCATGCCCTTCATGAGAAGGTCGATCTTCTCGACGGGAGTCATCTTGGTTTCGACAGCAGCCGCAGTGGCGCCACGGGCGGCCGGAGCGGTAGCGGGAACGGAACTGGATGCAGCGCGAGCCTGCTCGGCTTCCAGGAGTGTGGTGATGTCACCCTGCAGTTGCTTGGACTCGGCCGTCAGCGCCTTGACCGTGGTCAGGTCTTCGGCGGACATATCGTCCTTGGTGAGGATGGTTTCGAGTTCGGCGGCGACTTCCTTGAGCCGGGCCTGCATGATCGCCAAGTTCATTGTGAACCTCTTTTGGTTTGGCAACAAAAAAGGCCGCCCTTGAATAAGGAGCGGCCTGGGAGTGCCCTGCGCGGTGCCCGGCAGGGATCTGGGTTGGGCTTTTACAGAAGCCCTTTGGCGTAGATGGCAGCGAGCTCCTTGCGGGCCGTGCCACGAACGGACTCGATTTCCTCCGGGGAAGGCTCAGTCGCCTTTTCCTCCTCGGGAATCTCAATGGTGATTTCAGGCTCGATCCGCGAGGTGCCCTTGTGCTCGCCGAAGCCGAAAAGCGACTTCAGTTTCGACATCAAGGATTCCGCTTTTGCGCCAACCTCGTCGATCTCGGCGGAGAGTTCCTTGACGGCCGCCGATGCTTCGGAGGCATCAATCGTGAGCGTCAATGACGCGTCCTTCTGCTCTTCGCTGACCTCGGCAGACATCTCTTCGCCGCCAGCACCTTCTTCTGGCGCGGCTTCAGCAGAGCATTCGCCCGGTTCTCCGCTTTCTTCTGCGGAATCCTCGAAAGGCTCTTCAGCGCCTTCATCAGGTTCTCCGGTGACCTCTTTGCTCACCGATTTGATAGAAGGGCGAATAGAGCCGTCATCGTCCTTCTCGAACGAAAATTCGACGATGGTTTTCTCGGCCGAGATCGTTCGATAGGCAGCATCGTATTCCTTGCGAGGGATGATGAGGCCTTCCGGAGTAAGGGCCCAGTTGTCGAGGATAACCTCGAGCAACTCCTTCGCCACCGATGGACTGGACGCGTCCTTCACCAGACTGGACGGTGATGCACCAACGCTGCAGATCGAGCACTCCAAGAGGGACGACTTGTTCCACTTGATGCCATAGGTCCACTCGCCATCCTCGTCCATGATGGGTTCGGCAGAGTCCCAATCGGGCATAAAGCCGATCGAGCATGCGCGGATGCCGCCGTTCGCGACCATCCAAGCGGCCTCATCGACTTCCTTCACCGGTCCGCCCTGCGGCAGGAAGTTGAGAGTTCCTTCGAGCCTCGGCGGCTTGCCCTTCGTGACCTTGGTCACGTCGGACCAGGAACCAACCGGCCAAGACCGGCTGTTGTGGAAGAGGAGCGCTACCGGGTTCTTTTCGAACTCCGTGGTGTCGATACCGGAGGTGACGACGATGTCACCGTAGCGATCAACTTCCTGCGCGTTCATGATGAAACGCGCAGACCGCTTATCCTTGTCCCACGACGGCGGCGCGCTGGCCTTGATGATAGTGGCCGTGCCGGACTGAAGATCCTTACGGCGGGACATCATCTCGTCGATCGAGATTTTATTGGCCATGACTGGCTCCTCTATTGAACCAGGCGCAGCGTCCGCGCCGATTTCTGTTCGCTGGTTTCATCGTCGGGCACCTCAGTCGAGGTATCCGGCGGATCTTCCGCCACATCGCTCTCCGGCGTCGATGCGCCACCGATGAGGACTTTGTTGTTGCGGTCGACAACGGCCATATTGGTCGGTATAAGCCTGACCTTACCGACCCCATTGGGGTATGGGTTCTTGCCAAGCATCGCCCTCGCCTCATCGATCTCGATGATGCCGCGCTCCGCCGCCTTGATGACGCTCTCGCGCTCGGCGACAGTGTCGCGGACCATCATCTGATCCCTGTCGATTTCGAAGAAGTACCGGAGTCTGAAGGCCCGGTCCGGGACCATTTTCTTGTGGAATTGGCCCTCGATCGCTTTGGCAAGCGGGACAAGGACGTCAGAGACGTAACTCTTGTCCTGCGACTCCATGTTCGCGTACTTCGATCCATCCATCAGGAAGATCTTGTGCGGCGGTACGCGCATGAGCCGGCACATCTGGCCGACCTGGGCTTCGAACTGCTTCGTCAACTCCATGTCGGATGGCTTCGACGAAATAGGCGCGAAGGTCATCCCGCCTTCAAGGATGATCGGCGCCGTCAACTCGCGGAACCGGCTCATCAACTCCTTGAACTGCTGGCGGACGCGTTGGAACTGCGCTTCGCCGAGCTCGGGCGCCTCCTTTGCCATCGTGAAGACGCCGCGCAACTGGCCATCTTCCGAGAAGATGTTGTTGCGATACTTCTCGATTGACTGCATGATTTCGATGGTGTCGCGGCCGGCAGTCAACGTGCCGTAGCCAGAGAAGCCATCGATCATCCGCTTGCGGATGTGGATCATGTCCCGCTCGGGGACCTTCAACATCACATCGCCGAGAAGTTGTTGCTCTTGCTGAGTCGACGCAGTGACGTCATACCAGATCTCGCCGCCGCCCAGCCGGTCATAGACTACCCGCTCGGAAACTGCCGTGCTTTGGACCGGGACAACCTTGATTGGATCACCCTTGAGGTCACGAAAGATGACGGCATAGGCGTTGTCTTTGAAGCAAAGCCAGTAGACCATCATCTCGATGAGATTGGTCCAGGTGTGCCGCTGGTTTGGCTCGAGGGCCAACATTCCGGCGATGTCGTGCCTCATCGGAGCCACGATCTTTGATGTGCCGTTTTCTGCCCACTCCCGAAGGCGGAGCGTCGCCTTGCTGACGTCCTGAGCCAGGACATCAGCGCAAGCGAGGAACGCGGCGATCGAGATCGCGTTGTGGACGTCAGACCCCCTGAGAGATTGCGACAGCAGAAGGCCCAGGTCGTTCATGGAAATCGAAGTGGATTCCCATGATGCCGACTTTTCGAACAACTCAAGTTGCGTCGAGTTGACGCCCGATTCTTCAGTCATTCGCGTCTCCAAGAAGTTGTTCGGCGCCGATGATCCCGCGCGCTTCGTACACGTTGGCCCGCGCCGTATCTTCGCCGGCTGGCTTTGCCTCGTCCGGGTTCATCCGGCAGCCGTTGGCGAAACATGCCGCAACAAAGCCGTCGATCTTCCGGTGACTGCTCTGCTTCTCCTTGCGAGGCATGATCGTCCCGTTGCCCTGGCGATCGCCGTGGACATTCTGGACATGCCAAGAAAGGACCGGGTTTCCGTCGTGAAGGATGCGCCTACTGGCGATACGCCCCATGAGATCATCCGTAGGGGCCGTCATCGTCTTTGCCGAGTTCGGGAACACCATGACCGGCTTGTTGCCGTCGTAGAGATGCTTGACCGTGTTGTGGGCTTGAGCCGGGTCGCATGCGATGACCTGGACGTCGAACATCTCGCAGAAGTCTTCGACATGTCTGCGCACGAAATCGTGGTCGGCCATCACCCCTTCTGTGAGGTATAGGTGACCAGCGTCGCGCCACATTGAGATGTGGTCGACGATGTCGGGGTTCATCGCAGTTTCGCTATCCTCGGGCAGGTAGAACTGGCCGAAGACAGCCAAGCAGTCGTTTGGCAACTCGAAGATCAGGATCAGGGCGCACATATCGTGGTACTGCGCCAAGTCCACCCCGATCCAGCACCGCTCGCCGATGAACATGTCGAGCGACAGGTTCTTTTCGTAGCAGGCCGCCCATTGGGCTGGGTCGATCAGAGCGACACCGGCCGACGACCAGATATTGAATCGCGTGCGGGCAATTTCGCCGCGGTCAGTCGGAGACTGCTTGTTCCCCGACATTACCTCTTGCCGGATCATCACCTCGTCCAGCGAGATCCCGTACATCGGGTTGCACTTCATGATGAGATCTTCGCTCGTCAGAAGTTTGTCCCACAGGATCAGTTTTGTTTCCTGGTGCTGGTAGTCATCGGGGTCCAACGTGTAGATTGCAGCGAAGAACGAGTAGTTCTCGACGCCACCCTCCAGGACCATCTTGGCCTGCTTGACGAGTTCGAACGCGGGGCCCTCAGGTCTCTGTCCAGCCGTGGAGATGACTCGCATCTGCTGGCCCGGCCGCGCGCCGAATGCGGATCGAATGACCTTGTAAACCAGAGACGAACCTGCGTGGGCTTCATCGAAAAGTGCCAAGCTCGGGTTCAGACCATCGAGGCGATCACCTTGGCCGCTGACTTTGAAGATGCGTCCGGACGAGCACCTGATCTCATCTTTCGTGGTCTCGAGACCGTAGTGCTCCTTGAGGTCTTCATTGGCCTCCGAATTCACCAACTTGGTGATGTCGCCGAAGAGCGTGTCATCCGCCTGTTTTGCCGACATCGCGGCGACTGGGATTTCCGCCCCCTTGGTTCCGGAGCAGCACAAGTCGTACAGAGCCGCCCTCGCCGCCCTAAGCGACTTGGAACTCTTGCGGGGAACCAGTTCCAGAACGGTCGAGACAAGTCTCGTTCCGTTCGCCCGATAGCGAAAACCTTGGGCCGCGCTCTCGATCCAGATTTCGAAAGGCTCGAGGATGATGCTTGGGTCCGGATCGCCGTTCTCATCGATCTGGCGATTTTCCCAGTTGCCAGACTCAAAGTGCCTAAGTTTCTCACCAAACCGGCAGTAGTCGATCAGGTGCTCAGGCGAGTAATAGAATGGACAGGATGGATCCTCCGCCATATCCAGCATGTCCAAGTACCGCTGGGCGGCCAGGACGAGGAGATGGTTGGTGGGGAGCCTCCCAGAGGCCACCGCCTCGGCATAGAAGCGGGCGATGGCCGTGTAGTCCGGGACCAGTTCGACTTCGCCCGTTTCGATATTCTCGACCTCGATGTCAGCGATGTGTTCGCAGTCGGATCGGTGGAGTTTTCGAATTGCGGAGCCCGACCCCGTCGAACCTGTTCCTGGTTGGTGACGCGATGGTCGGCGCATTCTCAGCCACCCTCAATTTCTGCAGGATCGCATCCATGCGCTTTGAGGCATCGACGGACACCGTCTTCCCGGCCTTCAAGCGCGCGTGAACCGACTGGAAAAGAGTCGCGTAATTCAGGCACATATCGCAGGTGACTTGGGTCAGTTTGTTCTGGTCGAACAGCAACTGTGCGATCTGGAAATACTTGTCCCGGCCGACCTGGTTGAGCGGCATTTCTGGCTCTGGGATCTTGGGGAGCCAAGGACCGGCGACAATCTTCTCAGCCGCCCGGGCCAGTGCCGCCTCTTCCGAGGTGGCCTCGTTGTATGTCCCGCGCTTCTTGCGCTCCTCGTCGGAAAGAGTGCGGATCCGCCCGCTGCCAATTCCGCCCATGGGTCACTCCTTCGGCCGGCGCTCCCCATAGAGGCGCGTGCCAATCTGCTCGAGGAGGATCCTGTCCTGCCACGGCAGACGCGGGTCATCGACGTTGACGACCAGCACTCCTTGATCCTTGAAGGCGTTGGCCTTCACGGCGTCATAGTCGACGCTGTTGCACTGGTTGAGTGGGGAGCGATAGCGAGACATGCGGATTTCCGAGATCAGAAGTCGGTCTTGGAACCGTCTTCGTAGATGATCGTTTTCACGACCTTGCCGTTGTGGTCGAGGAGCTTGGCCTCGCCTTCAATCTCTACGGGGCAGAGAGCGAGGCGCAGGCCAATTTCTGGGAGGCATCCTGCCTTGTGGCTGAAAAGCGCTTCCGTCACGCCCTCGACGGCATTGCCGTCAAGGTCAGTCACCTTCGACCCAAGAGGGGTGCCGTCGGCTGTGATGCGAACTCGTCATGAGTCAACCTTCTTGATGCTTGGTCGCCAGGGAGGGCCGTAAGAAAACGACCATGCCCAAGCCACATCACGCCAAATTTTAGGGCGACGTAGCGAGGCGGCCACTCAGCCGAGTAATCGCCATCACGATCTGATGCGGTCCACTTGAAGCCGAGGAACGGCAGGAAGAAGCCGAACAATGCGGCTCCTCCCAGTTCCTGCGTACCGACAATGATCTCACCGGTATATTTGCAGCGCCAGAACTTGATCATGTTCAGGCCTATACGCTGCGGGCGAGCACCGCGATCTGATACTTGTTGGAGGCGCCGGAACCGTTGGTGACGCGCAGGATGTCGCCCGTGGCGGCGGTGATCGTGGCGAGGCCAGCGGCTCCGGGCCCGCCGATCATGTACCAGCCACCCGGGGGGATGGTGGCAACGGCGGTGGTGAAACCAGGAACGCCAGCCGTACTACCGCCGATCGTCAGGGACGTCGTGTTGGCGGTGCCGTCCTTGGCCTTGTTGATGATGAAGACGGCGACGAGCTCGGCCGCCGTGATGGTGGTGCCCATTGCATCGGAGATCGCGCCGGCGAGGTCGATGTCGTCATTCGCGGCGGTGAGAACCGTGCGTTCCCCTGCGTACTGCAGGTCGTACAGGTTGGCCGCCGTGCCGTTCTTCAGAGTCTGCTCCAACTCCATCTTGGAAGTCCAGTACGGTGCGGCGCCGAACACGGAACTGCCGGACTGCTCCAGGAGCAGGGAGAAATCGATTTTTGCCTTGACGCTCATGACGTTGTCCTCGTTGCGATGTCACAGAATGGCGGCATGGCGCCAAGTGGTTTGTCTCTGTGGAAGAATGACGGTTCCGATATCACCCATCGTCACCGACAACCGTTGGAGAGCTTCCCCTCGTTTGCTTCGTTGCCTTTCGGCGAAACTTCGAGGCTGGGGCTTCCCCACTCCACGCCGTAGACCGGTCAGTTGACCCGTTCCGCGCCTCGCTATCAGGCTTCTAGCCTCCTGCTGGAGCGCCTTGCCTGCCGGTTTCATGTATCGCCATCCAAGCCGTTCAACCGGAAACGGTCCTTGGTCGCGGCCGGGGAGTGTGCCGGCGCTGGTGAACTATTGCCGTCTCCGGCCAAACTTCGTCCGTTAGCCTGATTGTCAATCAGACACTGATGTGAGTGCCACGGAGAACAGCCTGTCTCGTGAAAGCAGCGCGCCTGACAAACCGGCGCGCCGCGCACCACGTCTAACTCACACATCCTCGGCATTCCCGTATCGGCCATTCCGGAGGGCTTGGTGGGTCAGCCAAGAAATCGAATTGGTTGCAGGATCAAGCCCTACATGGTCGCTGGCGACAGGCGCAGACCGCATCGGCTTATTCCGAACGGAACCGCTTTCTTCGCTACCAACATGCCGGAGACGCCAACAAGGGAAAGGAGACCTCGTGACGCGGACTCTCCTGCTGCGGCCGTTATTGGCGCGACCGGCCGCTGCGCGCTTGGAAATGGTTGCGGGAGCCAGATTCGAACTGGCTGAACCCGGATTATGAGACCGGTGGCTTGACCACTTGCCTATCCCACGTAATGACGCCCCGCCGGCGCGCCACCGTGAAATGGCGCTGCCAGGCGGGGCAATGAAGCAATAGGCCGCGGACGGATCGCGCCAGTTGCTTCAAGCGTTTGGCCGGTATTGAGGCAATCGCCACTGGCCTTTTCGCTGAGTGTCTGTTGATTCGGTTTCCTCTTCATCACGAGGATTCGGAGATGTTTTCGACTCGGTTTTGAGAAAATGTCAACCAAGAATTTTCGCAAACAAAACGCAACAACATCATGAAAACGCATCAAAAATATAATTTAACAATAAATTTGCGTTCCGCGTATGTTCTCGAATTTTCTTCATGAAAATATTTCAGCCCAGCGGCGAAATGATCTGCGATCTCGCCACTTCCAACAGGGACTTGTCTCCGTCCCCAAGGACATCGAGAAGTTTTCGCTTTTCCTCCCGGTATACCCGCCAGAAGTCAGGATCGAGCGCGGCGATCGTCTTGGTGTTGTCGATCAGGTCTGCCAACTTGATCGTCTTGGCCGCTACTGGCGCGAGGGATAGGTGCATCCTGTCCAGTTCCTTTCGCGCCGCCCGGTTGCCGTGGAAAGGGGTTGAGATGTCCGTCACCCACGCGACAAGGGTGGCCACCGTCGGCCCGAAAGTGTTCTTGATGTCGAGCAATTCGACCGTGGTATCCTCGACGGTGTCATGCAGAATGGCGGCGACCAGCATCGCTTCGGTGTGCGGGACAGTGAGAACAAGTTCCGCAACTGCGATCGGGTGGACCACATACGGCTCTCCGGTGTATTTCCGGACTTGGCTTCCGTGAGCCTCCTTCGCGAAGGCGATGGCACGGCGGAGTATCTTCTGGCTACCAAGCATAGTGATCATTTTCAGCGATCTCCTTTGCAGAGCGTCACAACGCAATATGGATCTCCTCCCATTCTCGAGTATATCGAATATTCCCAACGATCGCCGCACACGTTTCTGGCGATCTCATCAAGCATTCCTCGTCCATCATCGATGGAGAAGACGCGCCGATCTGTTAGTTCGCTTGGGTGGATGGACCGCACTTGCCGGCAGAAGGTAAAGTTGGCCGGATCGCGCCTCCACTCATGGAATAGGTCGTTGATGCGCTTTTGGACTTGCTGCGCTCGTTCATTGGTGTCGGTCATGTCTCGTTCCACACCTCAATCATCAGTTCGCGAAATTCAGTCGGCGTGACGACACTCGCTAGAGCCTGCCCAAGACAATGGTCTGGCATCATCTGCGGATGGCCAAATGCTGCCGTGAACCCATCTCGCACATTGCGCAGTGCGGCCTTGATATCTTCACGCGACAGCGACCTTGGTGCCACCATAGGCGAAGGCAAGAGCGCTAACTCCCCGGCCGAGACCGGGGAAAGTGCTGTGGTGGAGTGGAGGCTCATGCGCCGACCATCGCCCGGTACTGGCGGAACCCGACGAAGTTGCGGTGCTGCGACCCATTGTCCCAGCGATAGTAGAAGTCATCGGGATAACCGATTTTCTCCGCGCGATCGGCCTGGGCGACATGCTCCAGCGGCGAGGCATGAATCGGCTTTGACGTCACGAGTTTATCGAAGATCTGCTGGGACCGATCGATCGTCATATCGAAGCCCTCGACGGTCTTGTAAGACGTGCTCGCACAACACGCGACCGACAACGCCTTAAGCGCCTCGATCGCGCCCTTGGTATCCTCGACGTCGATCCGGTCTTCCTTGGTGACGAAGGGCAAATGCCACTGGCCCGGCTCCAGCCATTGAATTGTTGTTTCATCGTCGAGGCACTTGCGTATCTCGCGCGCGAGCACCTGGATATGCGGTTCAGCAGCGGAGTGGTCGCGAAGCTCCAGGAAGTTCTGCCATTCGGTTGCGGAGACGCAAACGATCGTCCACATCCACGGCTCCAGAATGCGGCCGGCGATCTGCTTGTGAAGGCCGAGCGCGAGCATGGCTTCGGCNCTCTTGATCGCGACATCACGGGCCACCAGCCCAATTCCGTTCGCACAGAAGCGGATCACCGTGGGCGCCGACGGACTGCATGCCCTTGGCGTTCAGTCCCCAGACGAGAGGGATGAACGGATCATTCGCGACTTGGTCGATGAGTTTCTCGGTCGGGATCGCGCGCGTCGAAGCGGCGTTGCGGCTCAGGGCGCGATGGGTGTTCCACTCCGCCAGAATGCACCGCGGCATCCGAACGAGAAGGGTGGACAGGATCTTGTCCGGCGCCGATGCGTTCCGCGAGCGAAGGATAGACTTCGCGAAGATTCCGGTCATTGTTGGCTTTTCCTTTTCAAAAACGACGGCTTCTGCGCCGTCTTGCCGAGGTGGTAAAGAACGGTGGAGTGATCCCTGTCGAAGACCGTCCCAAGTTGTGACGATGACAGGTGCGGATAGGCGCCGTGGGTTCTGTTCATGATGGCGAACCTGACGAACTCGACCTTTTTGCCGCCCCTGACGTTGCGAACCCGGACTGGGTCAACGCCATAGAGGGCGCAGTTCGCGCGGAAGAATGTTGCACCCCGCCATCCCTCCTCCCGGGCCTGGCACACCAACCGCCATGCCTTGACGTGGTCGTCGAACTCGACGGGATCCTCAACCGGCACAGGCTTGACCTTCGGCTGAGGCTTTCGCTTCACGGGGAGCGGCGCCGGCATCCGGTCACGATAGTAGGCGCGAGTTTCCGTCATCGGCCGTCTTACTCCGATCTTGTCGCTCGCCAGTCGGCGAGTTGCGCTGGTTCGAAGTCGGAGTTGCTGAAGATCGATTCCGGACGATCGTCGATCCAGATGTCGGGTACAAAGCCATCACCAAAGTGCGACATGAACCACTTCTTGGCGACACCACGGCAATAGACGATTGGTATCAGGCTTTCCAAATTGACCATGGCGTCGGTTCGGTCGAAACGTTCGTCGCGAGCGGTGACGATTCTAACGTCATGACCGGATGCTACTGCGGATGCGATCATATCAAGCCAGAACTCCGGGTCGGCGGTGAACGTGTTGTCATAGTCGAGAGCGATGTTCATCTTGCGCTTCGCGCCGCTGCTTCGTGCGCCGACGTCAGCGTTGATCTCGACGACCTTCTCGAGCACGGCATTGATGATCGCCTCGTACTGTTCATTGTCGATCCAGATCGAATAGAGCCCGAGGGAGTTTTGCGCAGCGGCAACGAGTTCCTTCATCATCACAGTTTTCCCATTTCCTGGAGGATTGCGAGGCCGCAGAGTTCTTCGTAAACGCTTTGCTCAACCTGCTTGCCGAGCCTGCCAAGTTTCGTCTTCGGGGTGAGTTCGACGCCGTCGATGTCAGAGATCATCTGGTCGACGTCGCCGCTGACATGGCGCGGCCGGCGGCCATAAAGAATGTCGGCCTCCTGCTGCGTGATCTGATACCAGCGCACGTCATCTGGCCGGCGATTGTCCATGATCAGAATCGCCGAGTAGTCTGCGCCGGTCGCCATGTCGACGCCGACGGTGTTCATGCGGCCTTTGCACCAATCATCAAGCTCAGGCCAGTCGACCGGCATCTCCATGGTGCTGATATCGATTGGCTCTCCGCTGACGCCGGGGACAGTTGTTCTGGCCATATCACGACCGCATCGGGCTCAGGGTGACGGCGAGGCGCATCTCGCTGCCGTCGAACGGGTCGCTGTTCTCGGCGACGATCGCCGGCATCTCCTCGCGGATCACGGCGCGAAGTTCCTCGCGGATGATGGTGCGGAGCATCTGCTGCAGCGCGCCCTCGGCCGCCGATCCTACGCCCATTGGATCCACCGTTGGCGGGAGACGGCTCGGCGCTATCGGCCTTTCTCATCCGCTCGATCGCGGCCCGAGCCCGACGGATGTGTTCACGGGAAAATGGTGTGCTCATCGAATCCGACATCCTGTCGATGTAGGCATTGATGCCGGCAGGACCCTTGAAGACGTCGAGAACCCGAGGCGCTCCATTGTGTGGCACGCCGTTACGGCTCCAGCATCCGGGACACCCTACTGCCCACACACCGCCACCTGGCGACCCTGAGACAAGTGGACCGATGAAGGAGTGGTCTTCAATTTCGAGATAATCGCCAGGGGCGAGCGCAAAAGGCTTCACGATATTCAAATCTTCCTCCTATTCCAGAGGATCCCAGCAACGCCAACGAGCACGAAAGCGCCCGCCCCAGCGTATCCAGTGAGGATCCAGGTTGTGATCGATAATGCGGTGATGAGCGTCGACAGAACGACGCGGTCTTCTCTGGTCATCGGTTCTCCGAGTGACCGCGGGCCGGCCGAAGCCGCCCATAAGGGTTCAAGCGCGGCGCTTACGCCGCGGCAAATCTCACTTCACCTGGTAGCCGAGCCGCTCGGCCGTGTTGAACAGGATGCTGCGCAGCGGGTCGGTGATATCGTACTTGTCGCATGAGAACGTCAGGCTCATCGGGGCGCCCGCATCGCGGTCGATGTTGGCCGCGCGCCAGTCGAAGAACATCTCGACTAGGTCGAACAGGTCCATGCCAGCGACGCCGTTAGAGTAGAACTCAGCATGGTGAGAATTATTGGCGCGATGGTGCTCGATCATCGGCCCAAGCAGGTCGGTACGGCGTCTGTATTCGTCCGTTCCAGGCAATGCCGGCCCGTCGCGATCGACGAGGTCCTGCATCTCCTGCAGTGGGCCGAGTTCGACCGGCAAGAACTTCGATGCGTCATGGCGATCGCCGCGCTTGATCATCTCGATCGCAAACATGCCGAGCAGTTCACGCACCAGCGCAATGTGCTGGAGGGTGGCGACGGCGGCCCGGTTGGCGGGGATTTCTGTTGTCACTTGAATGATCCTTTCTTCCATGTTTGGCAGACGGTCCACCACTCGACTTTGACGTCTAGCCAGACGAACCCGACAGCCCTGCGCGCCTCACGCGAGGCGGTGCTGATGGCCGCCCATGGCAGGGTAACTGATGCGATCAGGATGACGGCGATACGAAAGAGGATCTTGCTCACACCGCCCTCACCCGATCGAGAAGATAGCAACCGGTGATGCCCTCGAGCCAGATCACCGCGGAATGGCCGCTGAGCACATGCGCTTCCGTGCGCGTCCTGGTCTCGCGGGTCTCGCCGTTGTCCAGCCGGACTTTGACGGTGGCGCCGACGGAGTTGGCGGAGTTCCACGCGTCGCACTGCTTCTGGAGTTTCTGCTGACTTGGCGCCCTCATGCCGCCTTCTCCGCGCTAGGGCATCCCTCGACACGCGGGCCCCAGACGAACCCATCGNNCGGCTGAGACTTCTCGACGCCCAGGACGAATACCCGGAAGGGGTCGTCATCCGTCGGATCAGACGTGTTCACGTAAACCTCGACCGGGCACCAACGGTCCTCCGGCTGAAACATCTCTTCGTCGGCCGTGCCATCGGCGCAGATGCGCCACTTGGCCCAATAGAAGCCGGACTTCGTCGGGGTCTTGTGCTTGCTCATGCTTCACCGATCTCGAATTTCTGGTTCTCTTCCATCTTCGTCCTCCAGCGCAGCATCAGCCTTGGCGATCGCGCGGTCATATGTCTCTGGATAGGGTTCAAGTCCGCACCGTCGGTCCTCGCGGATGTGCTCTATGGCAACCTTGAGTTCCATCACGGTGCGGCGGAGGCGATCAATCGCCGCTCGGGACATCGCTCTCCACCTTCGGCACTTCGTTTGATGCGTCAGACAGCATCTTTCTGGCCAGCACCACGAGCTTCATCCCGTTGAAGACCTGCTTTCCGAGGTTTGGCGGCCGCCTGAGCCTGTTGGACGCTGATACGGCCGGACCGGAGGGACTCTAAGTCGGACGCCAGGCCCGATATCACCGCTTCGATCGAAAGGTTCGGCGGCAACTCTGGCGTAGAAGTCTGCGAACTTTCCGTGCTTTCCATTGAACATTTCCCATTCAAGTCTTGCGATGATCGCACTGAGGCGCATCAGCAGAATCTTTTCTCGCCCGCGCTTCATGCTCGCGAGCTTTCGACCCCATCGCCTGACGCACCAGATGCAGATCGGCGGCTCATTGACCTCGCCCCTCTTCCGCATGCCGAAATGCGGAGCGTGGTGGTGGTCCTCCTCGCAGATCACGCAATGGAAATGCGAGGAGTCAGGCAGTATCTCTGGGTTAAGGCGCAGGTGCATCTCGGAATTTCTCGCCGAGTTGGGTGAGCGTTTCCGAGAGTTCCTTGCGCGCCGGCGGCGAGAGGGAGTCAACACGCTCGCTCAGGATCGAAAAGTTGATGAAGCCGTGGGCGTTGGTGCTCTTCCTGACCAGGACGAGAGCCAGATCGGCGTCGCGCTGCGAATGGGCCTCGGCCGCCGCCGCGAGTTCGGCCGCCGCGGGGTGCATCGGGGTCTCGTAGCGCATCCACGCGATCGGAACGGTCTCTGAGTGCAGCCCAGTCCACCGCCCATTCGGATGCCAGCGTGTCGGCTCGATCCAGTGGGTTCGATAGACCTGGCCGTTGGCGAGTGCAGCCCAGATCCACTCGACCTCGACACGGGTCACTTCACGGACTTCGTTGCCGAACTTCCGCTGTTCACTGTGCTCGACGCCGCGCGGCGCCGCAGACATATCGAAATTCCAGTCGTTCACTTCGCAGCGCTCCGGATCTCATCGACCATCTTGATCAGGTCGCCGACGGTATGCTCGATCTCGGGAATGCGATCGTCCGGGATCTCGACGGCGATCGTGTCCTCGACGGCCATGGTGAGTTCGATCACATCGAGGCTATCCATGCCGATGTCCTGGAATTTGGTATCGACCGTGACATCTTCACGATTGCGAACAAGGTCGAGCGACATGATCGCGCCAACGACGATTTCGAGGGTGCTGGTGTCAGGCATCGTCGCCATCCTCCATGGTAGAGCGCGGCGCGATGTAGCGAACGTACTTCCAGGACTCATCCCAGAACGGGCAGTAGTCGCCGGCGATCCAGCATGCGATGCGGATGTCGTTGCGTTTGCCGAATTGATTCGACCCATAGTCCTCCGGACCGCCGGCGAAGCTGATTTCGGCGCCCTCGCGCACCTCGAGAACCACACAGGGGACGCCGGCGTTGCCGATGCCAACATTCGATCTGGCGATGATGATTTCGCCGGGGCTGAACTTCGGGGAGACGCGGGATTCGCGGTACGCCTCGAAAAGCTCCTTGAGTTCCATGACTTGCGCCTCTGGAAGCGGAGGAGGAAGGCGGGATGCGGTGCATTCCTCGCAGCCACAATCATCGGCAATTGCACTGAGAATCGGAAACATTCGAGATCCTTTTGGTCGCGTGACGCCGCTCCGGTCGCATGCTTGCGACAGGTTGATCCAGATGCGAAGCACCTGTGGCGGCTGTTGATACTCGGTTGAAAGTATATGCTATATACGCATATTTAAGCGCATATGTCAATCGTCATGCGCTAACATTTAGCGAATTGCGTCGAGGCACGCGACGCAGGCCAAAGCTGCGGTGCCAGAGACAAACGGGACTAGCCACAGTGGGCTGATCGCGGCGTCAGTTGATCGCCCCACGGCGAACGCGCTGAAAAGTAACAACCCAAAACCGGCCACCAGTAAGAACGCCATCATTCTGCGGCGTCCCATATGCAGGTGATGCCGTCGGCGGCAACCCGCCGGCCCTGACTCTTCCAGGCACCCCATGCTGCCCAGAATTGTGACTTCTCGACGAACTGGTATCCTGACGGCTCGCCGTTCTCGCAATGGACAGGACCAAACCGATCCGAGTCCTCGAACTCAAACGCTTCCTGGCCGACGGTAATCTTGAATGGGCCGGCTCCCCACGAGTCGATATGGACGCCGGCGGCCGAAATCGCAGTGTGGCCGAATTCGTCGGATATGACTTGCGCTGGGGCTGCTCCGACCATAGCAGCCGCACGCTGTTGAGCCGACACCGCGTCAACGCCGCTTTTCTGCAGCAGGATGGTGAGGATGGCTTCCTTATTGCGGTCAGCCATCAGAGATCCCTGCCCCACGTTCCTCGCGCAGCGCATCGGCCCGGTCATCTTCGGCCGCAGCGTGTGCTTCCGCCGCCTCGGCGAGAAGCCAGTCCTGCGATTTCTCGATCTCTCCGGTGACGGCTTCCATGATCGCGGGAGTGTAGATACCGGCAGGGTCGGACTTCACCGTTACCACATACGAGATGGTCTCTGCCTGCGGCGGCTCTGCCGGTTCTTCAAGCGTGGCCGCGCGCCCGGGAAGAACTCTGAACTTGGTCTCGACGAACAGCGCCGCCTCCAGGTCAAAGCTGGCACCGGAAACCGTGACGATGACATCTTGGGTTGCTGTGTGGGTGCTCATTTCCCCACCATCCGAAAGGTTCGAAAATATGCGGCCACCGCGACCATTCCGAAGAAGTCGCGGTGATCGATCTCGATTTCAGTTAGGCCTTCGACCACCTCGTGAAAGAGGAACCAGATCACCAGAATGATGGCCAATGCTATAGCCGCTTCGGCATCGTGCTTGATGTGCTTACATTTACTTCTTCGCCTCCATCCGACAATGCGGGCAATCTTCGAAATCGATCTTCCCATGTGGGCACGGCCGTATCGATCGTGCGTAGGACTGGCGTTGCGCCTCGTGCATCGCGGCGCGTTCGTCCGGCGTCATGCTGTCGATCTTCGCGATCGCCGATTGAATAAGGCTCTGCAGGTCGCTTGGGGCGTTCTCCACCGTCAACACGGCCATCGGCTCCCCGGTGGCTTGTTGATAGATATCCTGCAGCCGAATTCGAAGATCCTCCCACTTCGACGGCGGGAGGTACTTGGCGATCATCCCCTTGATGGCCATGTCGATCACCAAATCGCTTTTCCACGAGCCCATCAATATCCCCTCCCCGGATTGTCGCAGTAGCCGTCGCGGTCGTAGTGTTCGTGGTATCTCCACCACCCAGACCGAGAGGCGTCGACGACGCGAGTGAGGCGCCCTTCGAACATTTCGACCTCGCCAGGCTTCTCTTCCAGCGGAGCGAAAAGCGACTTGCCGAATTCCTTGGCCCGCGCCCGCGCATCCCGCTCGGCGGCCTCGACATATTCGCGGTTCTCTTCGATGGTGCGGCCGAGCCGATCCAGAAACTCGGTCACTTCCGCACCTCCTGGAATTTCCCGGGCAACGCGCCGCGAACGGCTTCGATCATCGCCTCTGCCTTGGAGGTGTCGAACCAGTCATCGGTGCGCAGGCTGGACTCGCAATCCACCCAGAACTGGCTACCCGACGCCGCCGCGGAAATGGCCTGCATGGCATCGGCCACGTTGCCCGGGCCGAGCCCGCCGGCGTAACCGATCGTTCCATTCGCCTTGCGGGACAGCGCGTGCGGCGTCGACCATTGCGTCTCGGCGACGCCCCGGCCGCCGCTGCGGTCCTGCAGAAGGTGGATCATCTTCGGAACGCATGGGAAAACGTCATCGCGCCACTGCATGATCACGGGACGATCGATATGGATGGCGAAGCGCATCAGTGTCAGTATCGCCTTCTCGTCACATTCCGTGGAGTTGACCTGGACGCGGCCGACCTGCCTGAAGTCGATGATGTCGCAGAGCTCGGCCCACTCGAGGGCGTGCACCATGCGGGCATAGCGGCCGCACAGATGGAATGCGAAGTCACCGGGGTGGCCGGCCGACAGCAGCCGCTTGATTGCCTCGCGGCCGGGGTAGCGCGGGGATTGGTCCACCTTCGGGGAGCGCAGGATGCCGAACTCTAGGGCGCTGTATCCGGTCGTCCGGATGAGGCTCTTGATCGCCGTCGAGATCCACTTCGGATCCGTCTTGGCGTCAATGCCGGTCAGGGTGAGAATTTTATGCATGAGATCCTCAATCGCAGGAGGTTGATCGTTCGCCACGCGCTTCCCATCGGCCATCGCCGAGATCGCGCGGGACGTTGAATTTCTGATTGGGGCCGCCGGGCGGCCAATTGAACCACGTCCCATATCCGGGCGCCGGGTAACGGCCTTCGATCTCGGCGATCGCCGCCGTGACCTCGTCAAAGGTTCCTTCGATACGGTATCCGATGGTGTGACCGGACAGTTCGGAGGTGATGTTCGCGGTCATAGCCGCGGGCCTTTCTTGCTTACGCCGAGGTCCGCGTTGCGAAGGGCGATGGTGTAGAGAACTGTGGAAACGGTCGCTGGCCAGATCAGAATGCGCGTGGCGATGATCCTCGCATTCTGCTCGCGTTGCCCGGTGTGGAGATCTCGCCCGGTCGCCACGCCGAGACCGATCATGAGGTAGATGACGATGCGGGTGATCATGTTGCACCACCTTTCGATGCGTAGTGGGCGAGCCTCTGCTCGATCCCAGGGATCAATCCTTCATTGAGCATGGCGGCTGCCTTGCGCGCGTCGCCGCCGTGAGTGGCGAGCAAGACGCAGGCGAATGCATGCTCCGCCGTCACCAGAATCTGAGATGTGTCCTTGCCCGGGTCTCGGCCGTCGATGATGGCCTTGGCCGCCGCCAGCGCGCGGGAAGTGTCGAGAATGTGGTTCATGCTGCCTCCTTGGCTTCAAGAGCCCGGAAGAGGGCGAGAAGGATGGCCAACGGTGCCGTCAAAGTTGCAGCTTCAACGAGCCAGTGCCCAGTATCGACGGAGTTCCGAGACACATATGCATTCCATCCATTGGCGTCCTTCTCGACGCCGCAGCAATTCGCATCCGGCAGCATCCGCTCTACCAGAGCAAGGGAAGCGTCGATGGAGGACGAGAAAAGAGGGATTTCTTTGTCTATGGCAGACCCCTTCATAAAGGGTGGCCATATCGTGCTATCAGACCATTTCGACGGGATATTGAGCGCGTCCGCGATGCGCCAATCCAGTTCACGATCCGGCCCCATCGCCCCTTCCAAACGCTTGATGATGTCGCCGTAGGTCATTCTGCGCCACCACGCTTCGCTTCCACGGCCTGCAGCATGGCGACGAGATAGGCGTAGGCCTCGAGATCATGTTCGCCCTCACCGATCGGGTCGAGAGGCGCGGACGACAGATCGGTCGAGAAGATCTGGCATCCGTACAGAGGCTCACCATTGCTGACGCGGCCCTTGGCGGCGATGCGACCACAGCCTGGCAAGGCGCGTTCGAATGCGGCGTTTACGGCATCGATTGATGACGTCAGCCGCATGGGCGCCTGCATCCCGGAATTCGGCGTCTCTCGCCACATATAGCTGAACGTGCCACCAAGCTCTCCGCCGAACAATGCGACCGTCGAAAGTGCGTCGAGTTCGTCAGATGGCGCCGTTGCGGCGCGCAGTTTCTCAATCAGTTCCAGCATGGGACTGTTCCTTTCCTTTGAGTGATGTGGTGCGGAGGCCTCAGCCGTCCTGTGTGTTCAACTTCTCGTCAACGACGAATGAGTGGCGGTGACGGGAATCCCACCACCATCGAGACGATCAGCAATCTCTCGAAGGTTCCGCGCTGTCCTGGCGTTCAAGTCACGACCGCGGAATGGGGCTTCAAGTTCGCACCGCATCGCTTCGCTCTTCTGCCTGATCTCGAGCCGCTCCAGCGCCTTCGACAAGCGCATGTTCGGGTTCGCATCAGCCATTGGCTCTCTCCCTGTCCTTATGATGCATATGCCGGCGGATGTTCATCCGCAGCCCGTTGAGGTGCGCGACGCCGGCGCCGATCTGCCTGTCGCCATATTCCGCGGCAAACCGTTCGATCTTTTCGATCAACCGGAAGCACTCCAGGTCGAGACGGTCGGCATCGATTTGCTTCCTCGTGCGCTTCTCCCTCATTGCTGGACCATCCTTCTGATCTCCTTGAGCGCCTTCTCTTCGATCTGACGCACCCGCTCTTTCGATATCCCGTGCCTGGCTCCGATGACGTCCAAGGACTCTTTCCCGTCACGGAAAAACCTCGCCTCGATGATGTCGGCGGATCGCGCCGGGAGCTCCGCGATCGCAGCCTTAATCGAGTCCTCAAGCCGCTCCGCATCAATCATCTGCTCGACCAACTCGTCCGGGCCCGGGAGTGGCGACGGGAGGAGATCGCCGAGCAACCCATCACCGCGGGCGACCGGGGCGTCGAATGAAGCATCCTTCGGGACCTTGCTCCCGAAGAAGTCCTTCACCCAAGACGCCGTAGTCGGGGTGCGCACGATGCGGCCGTACTTCACGACATAGTCCCGCAGCATCGCGCGGACCCAGAACTGCGCATACGTGGCGAAACGATTCCCCTTGGATCGGTCGAACCGATCTGCAGCGATGATCAATCCGATATTCCCCTCCTGGATCAAGTCGTCGACATCGGCGCCGTAGCGAGCGAACTTCCGCGCCATGTTGATGACAAGCGGCTTGTGCGCCACGATGAGTGCCTCTGCGGAGGCGGTCTGCTCCTCCTCGCGCGTCAGGAAGTAGAACTTGCCGATCTTTTTCATGCGTTAGATTTCCTCAGCGCCGAAGGGTGCAGGATATCCCCGCCGATCGACCGGTATGTCAGAGTCCCGTTTTCCGGCGCGAACGTGCCGTCGATAAAGAGTTCCGAACCCTCCGCCATGAAGCGATCGACATGCTCCGGATGGCCGGCGAAGACGGAGACAATCTGGCCGGCTGCCTCCAGTGCTGGTTCACCAGCTTGCCAGCCGACGGCGGTCGAAACAGTTGCGATCTTCCGGATCAGCGCGACCGCTTCGGACGAGCGAAGCACGGTTGCGTTGTCGCTGGCGACGTAGGTGCCGTCAGGCAGGACGAATTGGCGCTCGCTATCGGTGTGACCGCCGTGGGAAACAACGCCTACCACGGCGTGCGAAGTGCCCGCGACCTTGTTGCCATGGTTCGTCTTGAGTCTGATGAGTGTGGCGCCTTCCGCCACCCATCGCGCCCCAAGGGCCGGCGTCGGCCGCGGATATGGAAGGCCAAGACTGTTCTCAACCATTGGCGGCTCCATTCGCCGGCTGCGCGGGGAGAACGGCAATGATTTGCCGCCGCAACTCGTCCTCGTCGTATTCGATCATGTGGCCTGCCTCGCGGCCCGCAGGATAATCAACGCGGGCTTCGATCATGGCCTCGCTGACTGCCTGCAGGATGGCATCCACAGTGGCCTTGTTCGTGCCACCGGACCGGGCAAGGCGCAGTTGATCGGCCAGATGTTTAACAGCCTTCGGCAGGCCGTCGACCGTGCGGCAAGTATCCGGCCCGATGGCGGATGCGCACTGGTGGATGCATGAAGCCTGGCGGGAGTTGGCGTCGAGCACGCGAGCCAATTCGGATTTCAGTCTGGTCATCTCAGGCGATGATGCACGCGCGCGCAGCATTTCGCGGAACTCGCTGATGCCGTCAGGTAACTCGCCTTGATGTTGCTCATCCATCTGGCGCCAGTGATTGCGATCGGCGTCGAGAAGCCGCTGCAGCGTGTCGCAGACGTCCGGAAACTCGGTGAGCCACCAGATCTCGGTGATCATCTGCCCGAACATCCGGTTGTAGCGGTCCGCCTCGCGCGCCATCTTCGGGGCAAGCCAACGGGCGATGGTTTCGCGTGTGATCATTCTGCACCTCCGCAGAGGCTCTCGAATTCGTCACTCCGATAGGAACTCTCGTTGCCGTTTTCCGCCGCGGCGGACATGAGGTCTCGATATGACTCGCACGCCCTTTGCTTTGGCGTTTCTGTCCTCGCCATGTAGAGCGTCAATATGACTGATAGCGCGACGGCGCCGATGGTCAGGAGAATCTTGTCGGCACTCATGGGGCACTCCAAGGAACGAGAGGTGTTGAATAGGCGATCATCAGCGGATGCCGCGGTTGGCCGTCCTGGGCGGTGCCCCAGCACATGGGCTTGGCGCCGGCGGACAGAAGGACATCGGCGACTTCCCGCCACCGGTTGCGCAGCGGCTTCGGCAGCTTCGACAACGGCCCCCATGCGACGATATGGATGTCGGCGCCCTGGATGGCCTGGGCGATGTAGGCGTCGTTCTCCGGGCCGATCGGGTCAGCTGCCGTGCGCAACGCGCGGACATCCTTGTCGATCAGGGCAAACTCGTTCCAGACCACCACCTTGCTTGCGCGCATGCGCTGGGCGAACCCGTCGACTCGAGTCATCGTCGGGTCGTTCTTGGCTTCATTCGCTTCGGATGGGTTGACCATGCCGAGCGAGATCACCGGGCCCGGGCCGCCGAAGTCATGCACAAGCAGGTATCGATACAGACCGCATTCCGAGAAGATGGCGCTGCGTGTCATGAGAAGGTCAGACATCTCCGCCCTCCCCACTTGTCGACTTCATCAGTGGGATAAAGTGAGATGGACCGACATGCCCGCAGCAAGCGCAAACGCTGTAGCACCAGACGCCGGAGCGATGGCTGCGCTTGACATGCCAACCCATACGGCAACGGAGCTTCTGCCAGAGGCGGGAGATCACGGCATCACCTTCGTCGCGGCGGATAGCCACGGCGCCCTCTCCCCGGTCAGCGCGTAGATCTTCTCTGCGCGCTTCTCCATCTCGATTTTTGCGTCGAGATCGAGATCACCGCAGATGTAACCGCCGCCGGCAATCACGAAGAGATTGTCGGCGTACCTATGGGCCTTCTTGGTTGGCAGACGCTTCTCACCGCGGCACCACATGCATGGCGCATTAAGCGACCGGAATTTTCCAGTGCCTTCGCAGGAAGGGCAAATGACCTTGATGACGCGCGCCTTAAGCATCTGTCGATCCCTCCGTACAACCAAGCGCATCCAAGATGGTGTCGGCGAGCTCTCCAGCGCTGGCGTGGCCGGCCGAGGGGATATTCAGCACGCTCTCGATCTTGCGAAGCATTTCAGCACGGCCAGCCAATACCGGGTCGATGACATTGCGCGCTCCGTAAAGACCATCAACGAATAATGTCCTGTCATCGACAGTGTCGAAACTGATGCGCACTTCTGGGCGATCGTCATGGGTGTAGCCAGTAAACAGCGTGTAGGGCCGACCGACCATCTGCGTCCAGAACTGCAGTAGTGCGTCATCCGTCGACGGTTGGCTTGGCACCGGATCGTCGATCACTTGTTTCCGCAATGCCTCTTCCGTCGTCGCTTGGCCAGCAGTACGCAGTCCATCGAAAACGCCGAGCGGCACGATCCAAACTCTCTCCCAACCACTATGGGCATCGGCGGGCCGGCGGTAGGCGTCAGACGCTGAGGTGACGGCATTCGTGATTGCCGCGAGCAGCCTGGCGATCTCCGCATCTTTGGCCGCCAGCACCTTGTCAACGTCAGAGGCGAGGACGATCGGCTCATCTGGAACGGCTTCCATGCACCGCTCGATCGCGCGCTCCCAGCCATGAAGCATGGCATCGTAGCGGTTATGGATGCCGCGATCCTCGAGGCCGCAGCCCATGGCGCTGGAGTGGTATTCCGGCCAGTGGATCTCGATGGGTTCAATCTTGGTCATGGGCGGGCGCCTTTGCTGATCGGGACAGGCTTATCGAGCAAGTCGATTGCTGACTGGACGCTCACCATCCCTGCAAATGCCAGTCTCGACTGGTTGCAGCCGGCTCGAAGGTGCTCATTCTCGGCCCGCAATTGAGCAAGTTCCGCCCGCAGCCCGGTAATGAACTTGTCCGGATCGCGCTCATCTGGGACATCGTCCTCATGAACCGCCGCCATATGCCAGGGCTCGACGGCAGCATGTGCTTCGGCTTCCGCCTTCGTGTAGCGGCCGGCATCGAACTTGAAATTGGTGTAGCCCTGCGCGTTGGGACGGTAGAAATATCCGTCCTTTTTGACGAGATATTTGGCTTCGTCACTCATGCTAATGCTCCTTGTCGGAACGGTGCCGCGAAAGCTCACAGAGAGCGCGATGGAACTGGTTCGCCTCCGCCTGGTCCGGGAATGTGATCGTCACGGCAGGCTTCCCACGGTGCTCTTCCAGCAGCATGAAGCCGTGCAGATTGAAAAGACGATTGGCGTATCCAGCCAGGCTCAAATCTGCGGATAGGTCCGGCGCGCGATCGCTCAGTCGCTCGAAATGCGTCGGATAGTTCAGCCGGACCCACTCGGTGGCGCCGTGCCTGAACGCGACCTCGACGGCAGAGTCTAGATCGGAATTCAGTCCGTCGACTTTGTCGTGAAGACGGTCGACTTCGGTGGCGAGAGCGATATGCAAGTTGTCGTGCAATGCCTCGAATGCCGGCCACGGCTCGCCGTATCGCAGGCATTCCCATTTCCCGTCCCCGACCTGGCGCATCGTGTACTTGCCGTCGGCGACGGTCACGCTGATGAGGTCGCTCATGCGACACCGAAAGAAGCGATGAGGCCGACCACGAAGCAACCTGCAGACAGGCCCGTGATGAGCCCGTGCTCGTCCGCGTTGCGAGAAAATCCAGCGCCGATAAACAGCAAGCCGCCTGCAGCAAGCAGGGAATAGGGGATAAATGCGGGGATCACAGCCAACTCCGTCCGTTGAATATGCGCTATCAATAAAGAGTTTTCGCGCATATGTCAACAGATTTCATGCGCCCAACGCATGGATGGAGATGTCAGATCTTCGTCGCCGGCCAGGGCCATGGCTTCAGATCGAGCGCGATCGCGGTGCAAGCCATTGCGATATAGAGGGGAATTTTGCGCCCGCTTCCCAGTTCACGATGCTCATTTTCGAGCAGCCGATCGCATTCGCCGCGGCCTGCT